CGGAGATACGGGCGTGGAAGTCAGTAAAGTATGAGTGGGCTAAGGAGCGAGCTATATACGGCACAGACTTACGGTCGTCAGTAGTCAGTAACTTTGCTATGTTTGAATGTGAAAAGGTATTACGTCACAGATTTCCGGTAGGGGCGGATGCAGAAACTGCGCGTGTTCATGCTAGACTAGGAGCGTTATTACATGATGCTGAAGCATATTGTTATGACTTCGACGACTTTAATGCTCAGCACTCACTTTCGTCTATGTACGCTGTTATAGAAGCGTGGAAGCATGTGTTCGGCGAAGGTATGAGTAATGAGCAACTGAGTGCTGTAGACTGGGTCGCGGAAGCAACACTACACCAATACGTGATGAATTTTGACAGCATAGACTATAAGACTAACGGTACTTTGCTATCAGGTAATAGACTGACGACATTCATTAACACAGTGCTGAACTACGCGTATATGGATATAGCTAAGGCTTTGCAGGTCCCTGGGGTCACTGACTCTGTACACAACGGAGATGATGTGTTGCTGGCAATACACAGCGTATCTGACGTACTGAAGATCAATGACAGAATGAGTGCAATAAATGCCAGAGCGCAAGTCAGTAAATGCAACGCTTTTTCTATAGGGGAGTTTTTACGTATAGATCATAAGGGTCAGGGCATGACAGGTAATGGCACGCAGTACATAGCACGGTCTTGTGCCACTTCAGTCCACGCGCGTACAGAGTCTCAAGAGCCTCTGTCGGCTTCGAGTGCTGCTGCTGCAGTAGCATCCAGGATGTCGGATCTCAAGGCAAGGTCTTCGACTTCACAAGCAGTGTTGGATGCGATAGAAGACAGGTTGCTTACGAGGTTAGGCGATATTTTCTCAGACTCTGTGGAAGATATAAAAACATTCCTAAGCACACACGCTGTCTGTGGTGGTAACGCGACAGACAGGTGGGCATCTGTGGACCATGTCATTGACATAGATGTGGAAAAAACGGTCCGTAGCACCGACTCAGACGAGTATGCTACGCTGGATCAGCTAGGTCCAGGTGTATATGATTACACGATGGCTTTAAAGAGCCAACTAGCTTCAATAATTCCTGAATCGGCAATTTACAAAGCTGTCCAAAGAGGAACGAGGTCTGTATTAGAAGTAAGCAGGCGTGCACGATTAAAAATCGTACGTACGTCTGCTACTAAATACAAGTTTGCTCGTGCTCTATATGGACTGTTGCGTAATTGGGTTGGTTTGGGTGCAATTGACAAAGCACGATTTTTAGGTATACCACCTCTCATGCTATCACAAAACAAGGTTGTTTCTATGGTAGAAGGGTATGTTGGTGACTGTGATGACCCATTGTGGGCCCTCAAAGTGTTATGTTAAT